TTACTCGTCCAGCAATACCACTTTCCCAACATACGGCAGATGGCGATAACGCTGCGCGTAGTCAATACCGTAACCGACGACGAACTCGTCCGGAATAGAGAAACCAACAAACTCCACCGGCACCTGCACTTCACGGCGGTCTGGTTTATCCAGCAGAGTACAGATGGCCAGGGATTTCGGCTCACGCAGGCTCAGGATCTCGCGCACTTTAGAAAGCGTGTTACCGGAGTCGATGATGTCTTCGACGATCAACACATCTTTGCCACGAATATCTTCATCCAGATCTTTCAGGATTTTCACATCACGGGTTGTGGACATGCCGCTGCCGTAGCTGGAGGCGGTCATAAAATCGACCTCATGTGAAACCTGCACTTCACGGCACAGGTCTGCCATGAACATGAAAGAGCCACGCAACAGACCAACCAGCACCATTTCGCTGCCGCTGTCCTTGTAATGTTCGGTGATTTGACGACCCAGTTCGGCGATACGCGCTTTGATCTCGGCTTCCGGGATCATCACTTCAACAATATGTTTCATAATCTATATATCTCACTGATTTTAATCAGTTAAATTCAATCTCACACTATGCAATTCAGTAAACATTGATACACCGATTGATATACGGATTATCGCACAAACCAGAAAAAATGCGAAAGCATGAGCACCGAGGAAAGGCGGCGAGTATACAGCATCGAGCAAAATAATAAAAAAAGCACCGCATGATGTCGGTGCTTTAATGGTTGTTTATCGTCTGGGGTTTTCCGGTTTACGCCACTGATAAGGTGGAGACTTCATGCGTTGGCGGTGCCGCTGTTTAGCCCCCAACACCATAGCTGTTTTTGTGCGGATTAACAGCCTATCTTGCCCGTTAAGTTTATGGCCCTGTAGTTCTGCCGCGACCATTATTGCTTTCTCTATTACTGCCCGATCCAGCATACGCCCCCCTCAGTTGATTGACTGGCTGCAACCTGTGAAAAGCTGCTCATTTACCGTCATAACTTCTTTCATATGCTCATACCATCCGGCAAAAATAGCTTCATCTGTACCGGGGTAAGCTGTCAGAAAGCACATAAGTATTTCGTCGGTGAGTTTGTCCTGCTGATCCCAGTCAACAATGAATTGTCTAAACAGAGCGTAAGCCTTAGCTGGGTCTCTGTTCTGCCACGTTTCGACAACTATCTCGAAAGGAGGAACGGTGTAAGTGACTTCAACTGGTAATGGCTCGTACTTCGTCGGTATCAATACCTCTCGGGTAAATACTTCACCTTCCGGCCAGAGTTGCACCTGATTTGTCAAAGCTGATCCTCCACATATATACCCGCCGATATGATTGCACCGCCGATACGGCGCTTACCGTAAAGCAATGGTACCGGATAGCCCTGCGCGGCAGTATTAGTAACGCCACCAAACGCGTATGAGGCTTTATTATCAGCACTTTGCTTGCTTGCCAGCCCTGTAGGCTGAGGGGATAGCATCTGGATTACACCGCCAGCAATCATTGAACCGCCTGCAACCATAACATTGACGCCCCATGCCTGGCCGAACCCAAAGGTTGCGATTGCCCCCACTGCCACCAGAACAGCGCCCATGATGGTCTGTAAAATACCTGCTTTCTTGCTCCCGATTATGATCGGAACAATGCGAATCGTCCTGTTGCCGTTCGGAAAATCGAGATCATCCTGAGTAACGTTCTTTTTGTCCACGAATACCGCGAACGTGAGCCCTCGGGCTTTGCTGGTATTCATGAACTTCTGAAAGCCGGGAATGGTGGCGGATAACGCAGTAAACGCCTCACGTGTCGGGCCAATAATTCTTTGGTGCGTACGGCCAAATAGTTTAGCCAGCGAGCCACTCAAAAGAATGGTGCTCATTGTTTCATGGTTTGCTGTATTCATCGTGTTACTCCTGTCAGATACCGTTAAATGTCGCCAGCCGTTGTTTGTGGCTGTCGCTCATATCGAAAACAAAATCCTCATGCTCAGCCTGGAAGGTACCGAACGCCATCAGCGCAGATACAGCCGGGTCTATCTTGTTGGAGGATTTCTTCTTGTTGGGCTTAATGTTGGCGTTAGCGTCGGTCTCCATCACCACGTTACCAATCGCCCAGGCCAGAACTGGATCGCCACGGTGGCGCACCACTCTGCGGTTAACGAACACCTCAAAGGATTTCGCTACCGGACTGAATTTGAGATAGGTTTGCGGGAACGGCTCCACATCGAGGCCCGCCCCCTGTAGCTGGGTGCGCAGGTGCGTGGCGTTCCACGTATCGAAGCCCACCAGCCGGATATTGAAGGTTTCAGCGTCGCGCAGAATATCGTCACGGATGCGGTCATAGTCGATGCAGTCGCCGGGTGTGGTGCGTATCCATCCCGCTTTTACCCACTGGCGGTAGATGGCGCGGTTTTTGTTGGCGACGTTAAGCAGCTGCGCTTCCGGCAGATAATGACGGGTAAGGAGTCTGATCTCCCTGTCGAACGGGAACGCATAGCTTACGCTGGTGATGTCGCTGGTAGAGGACAGGTCAAACCCGGCATAACATTCCATTCCGGCCAGATCGACTTCGGTATAGTCGAGCGCACAGGCATCCCATGCACCGGCGCCCATCCACGGCGTGGAGCCCTGACACCAGATATTGAAACGTTTGGTCAGCATTTCGACCCACTGCGACGGTATGCCCCGCGCTTTCTGGATGGTGGACTCCAGTTTCGCCGCATCCACGGACACATGCAGATTAGGGTTAGCCTTGATCCACATTTCCGGCTGTTCAACCTCGCTTTCGTCGTCCAGCTCGTAGATCAGGACAAACAGTGAATCGTTGCTCTCTTCCCCGGCCAGAATCTGACAGCAGTAGTCATAATGCTGCTTACATGCTGAGACAACGTTACTCCCGGCGGTGGTGATGGCGAATAAAATCGCCTCCGGACGTGCGCCCATACCCAACTCAAGCGCGGAATAAACACCGTTATCCGGATGAAGGTGGTATTCATCGACAATCGCCAGGCTGGGGTTAGTCCCCTCAATGGTGGCCGCTTTCGCCGCCAGCGGCTTTAACAGGCTGTTGCTCTTCGGGAAAATGACCTTATGCGCCTGGATATTGACGCGCTTTTTCAGCGGTTTTGACAGCAGGCACATCTGGCGGGCATCGTCGAACACGATTCGGGCCTGATCACGACTCACCGCCGCCGTGTAGATATCCTGCTGGCCCTTCTCCATTACCAGAAACCAGTTAGCCAGCATGGCGGCCACGGTTGATTTGGCGTTCTTACGCGGTACCTCAATAAATGCGCTGCTGTACTTACGGCGGCCTGACTCCCTGACTTTGAAACCCAGCAGGTTAGCAAAGGCGAACTGCTGCCACGGCTCAAGCTCTATTGGCTGGCCCCGAAGCGGGCCTTTGACGTGAGGACAGAGCCGCGAGAACGCAATAAACCGCTCTACGGTCGCCGTATCGAACTCATAACGGGGGTCATTAAGGTCTGAAAAGTACCTTTCCACGGCCTGTTTTACGCGCTTACAGGCCGGAATTTCGCCCGTTTTTATCGCGTTTGCGTAGTCATTCCAGACGGTCAAGTTCGTCTTCCTCTTCCGTTTCCACCGGATTCCGGCGGCGGCTTACCGGATCAAAGCCCAGCAGCGACGACATTTTAATCATGATTTTTTCAGCGTCGGCCTTTGCGCTCAGTGCCGGGTTTCGGCTCTCGCCGCCCTGGCTGTTAACAATGCTGAATCCACGGCTGGCAAGGTCTTCAACGGCTTTGCGGTACATCGAATAGTTAACGCAAAAAAGTTCAAGGTTGTTCCAGTCGGCGGGAGTCAGATCACCGCGTTCGGCCAGCTGCTTCGCCTTTGCTTTCCACTGCTGCGCGGCTAACTCATCAAGGTAAGCTGGCGGTTTTGGTGGTCTTGCCATAAAAATTTCTCGTTTCCATCGCGTTTTATTTTCAAAAAATTCACCGTGCGTAAAAATTTGAGGGGGCAGGCGGTGCCTTGCAGCAGGGGGTTTGTCTTTAAAACCTCCCCCACCCCGCCCATGCCGCCTGTCAGCGGTTGCGGAAGCATTCCATAAGCTCCCGGTCACGCTGGCTCATGCGCTTTGCTACGGGCTTCGTGTGCGCTCTCTGTCTGGATGGTTGCCATGCCTCGCGCTGCTTTATCAGCCCACTTATCAGCCGCTGCTGTTCCTGCTCAGTCATTGTCAGCCTCATACATCCAGTCATTGCGATGGGCTGCACGATCTTCCTGCTCACGGTACAGCCCTGCTTTGCGCTTCGCTTTGGTGGTTGGGTCTTGCTGTGTGGTCTTCTGGTTATGATGCGCCTGGCATAACGATTGGTGATTCCACTCAGGCCAGAACAGAACATCATCACCACCGTTGATAGGGATGATGTGATCGACAATCTTTGCAGGAACGTAGAGGCCATGCTTCTGACACTCAACGCACAGCGGATAGCGCTTAAGGTACTGAGCGCGGTACTTCTCCCATGAGGCTGAATAGCCACGGGCTCGACGGTGGCCGCGTCTGGCATCCTCTGCCCGCCACGCTTCCCGCTTATGCTCGTCACACTTGCCAGACTTCACCCGCTTATTGCATCCCGGCTCTGTGCACCGGCGTAGTGGTTGCCACGGCATCAGTACACCCCCACATCTCGGTACACAGACCACAACGCAGAGACAGCCATCGGTATCTCTTTGGCGTCGGTGTCACCAATCATCGTGCGGTACTCGTACAGCTGAGAGACGTACATCAGACAGCCAATCTTGATAGCAGGGGTGAACTCCAGGCCGTTATCAAATCGCTTGCCAATATGCTTCTGGCAGACCTCCAGCGCAGCTTCGATGTACGCCTGTATCAGCGTGTCTTCATAATCGTCATCAATACGGCAATGCAGCTTTGCTTCTTCCAGACCGATTAACTCACTCATTGAAAATGCCTCCCTTGCACAGCAGCTCAAGCCGGGTGTGATCCACATCAGGAATTACGGCCACAATGCCGTAAACCTGCCCCCGGACGTTTGGCGAGCGGTACAGAATGCGGTTTGCGGTGGTTATATCGTCGCGGTAGCGCGTCCAGATTCGCACTGTAGCCTCGGAGTAAAGTGCCCCGGAAGACATGCGCTCACGCCCGCTGATAGCTCGAATTTCAGCCCAGACGGTGGCAAGGTCAGCCCATTCATAGATAACCTGACCAGTCGGGTCGCGGTGAGATTCAGACTTCTGAAAGGTAACGCGGCGTTTCATCTTTCCGGCTCTCATTCGTCACCTTCCTTGCCGTCTTTGCTGATCTTCACTTCTTGCTTCCATGCCTGGCTGAATTCGTCACCACCTTCACGCGGCGGCATCCCCTCACGTTCACGGGCTTCGTTCGGGTTCATGATCCCGTTCTTAATGCCGCGCTCATATGTGGCGTAACGTTCGGTTGGCGTGGCGCGGAGAAGGTCAGCAGAGTCGAACTCCACCTGGTAGCGGGTTCCCGGAACCGGAGAGGCCACCAGCAGCGCAGATTTGATTTGTTGTTCGAAGTTCGCCAGCCACGGGCGCATGGTCATGGTGAGAAAGGCGCGGCTCGCTTCGCTAAAGTTGCTGTAGGTGCTGTTGCTGTATTCCTGCAGGAAGATAGGCGACACGTTGAACATGCGGGCAATGTCTTCAATGGTGAAGCGACGGGAGGCCAGCCATTCGGCATCCTGATTGCTCATGCCAAGCTGCTTGTAGTCCATGCCACCTTCAAGGATCGGTGTTTTACCGGCATTTCTGGCGCCCTTGTAGCGATCCAGTGCATCCATCGCCTGTTTGCCCTTCACGCTATCGAGCCACTCTTTAGTGACCACCACGCCAGCCGCCATCATGCCATCTTTCATAATGCTGGCACCGTGGCGCTGCTGTGCCAGACCTAACCCCAGCGCCTCACGGCAGACGGTGATAGGCGAACGCCCCAGAAAGCCATCATCGGTGGAGTAACGCAAGTGCAGAATCTCTTCCTGTAGATAGGTGCGCACAGCCCCGGTAAACGGCTCTGTAACGGTGTATTTGTACTTATGCTGGCCGATACGCTCGGGAACAACCGCCCCCGGCGCATACGGGTGCAGGGATTGCGGCTGGCCGTCGCGGCCCCACTTGATCACCGCATAGGCGTTACCATTCAGCAGACAATGGCGCATCATCGTGCGTTTAAACTGATAAGGCGTCTGGCAGTCGTTCGGCTGCTCGTTCAGGAGAAAATCCACTGGGTGATTACTCAGCCATTCTCGCGCCTCACGACCATTATCATTACGGACGCGGTAGAGATAGCAGGGCATTGTTGCCACCGCCTCACTGATAACTGATACGGCGTTCATGACCGCCGGCAGAGATTCCGCAGTACCCGCAGACACATACTCGCCTGATCCGGTATTTGGAATCCCTGCCATCGCCAGCCACTCATCAATGGTCATACTGCGCTGTTCGGAGGGTTCAGACTTACGGCCAAACGGCCAGATATTCCACATATCAAAGCCCCGCTAATTCAGCCCAGCGGCGACGGTTATCGCCAGCGCGGCGCAGTTCAGGATGTTGGGAGAAAAGCGAACGGTGCGCGATTTCCACGCCAGACTCAGGATAAGCAGGCATAGAGGTAACGGTAATCTCCCGCAGTTCGGCAGCGGTAACAGTGCGCAGGTATGGAGACTGAGCAATATCCCACGCCTCTTTCAGCGCACGAAAACCGAAGCTCATGCCAGAGATATCCCCGCGCTCCACCAGCTCCAGCACATCGTTGCCAAGCTGGGTATTCGGCGGGGTCAGCTCGAAGCGCAGCCCGGTATCGTCTTCGGACAGCACCAGCGTGCCGGATTTGGTGCGGCCCAGCAGCTGGGTATAGTTATGCTCGTACAGCGCACGCACATCGCTACCGGATGCCAGGCTGTCTTTAAACGCTCCCGGCGCAAACTGCTCGCGGAACTCGTCCCAGATAATTTCTGAGAGACTGTTCCAGCGCACGGCATAGCCCACCAGCTTTTTGTTGCTGGCGCTCACTTCGGAGGTACGGATTTCAAAATCGATTGTTTTCATTACTGGACTCCACAGAGGGCAAAAAGGGGCCGAAGCCCCTTAAACGTCAAATCAGGAACCGGAGCCGGAAAGCTCAAGCACCTTGATGGCGTTGGAGTCCACCACGCCGCCGCCCAGGTATTTATCGGTATGTACCTTGTAGAAACCCGGTTCGGTGATGTTGTCAGGACGAGTACGCACGCCAGTGGTGTGATCCACGATGAAATAGCCGCGCTTGAAGTCGCCTACCGCGAGGAACGCTTTACCTGCCTCCGCATCCGGCATGGTTTCCAGATACTGAACAGGACGGCCCAGCAGCGTATCGGGAGAACCGGCAACCAGACGATCGCGCCAGATGTAATCCCCGTTGCCGTTTTTCAGCTTTTGCAGTTTGGCGGCGGTGTTGGAGTTCATCACCCATACGGCATTTTTGCGGTATTTGGCTTTCAGCTTATACAGCAGGTCGATCAGGCCATCAGAGGAAACGTCAGCCGCTTCCATCTTCTCCAGCGTACCGAACGGACGGGTTTTGTCGGCAGTGGCCGCGCGAGGGTAAGACAGGAAGCCTTTGGATTTCTTATCACCATCGCCGTTCACAAAGTCGCTCTCTTCGGTAGCGGTGAAGGTGTCGGCAATTTCAGAAGACAGCCAGCCCAGAATATCTACCTCGGAGAAGTCGAGAATCTCCTGGGTGGTTTTCGGGTAGGCGTAGATCGGGTTGAGTTTGATATCAACGCGCTCCATCTTCGGCGTGCTGGTTTCGGTGCGTGGTTCACCTTCGGTACCGCGATTAACGGTAGTGCCGCCCACAGATACCAGCTTCTGGTATTCGTTGGTTTTGGTGGTCTTCACCGTTGCGATGGAGCGCATCACGCTATCATCCTGCAACTGGCGCATAATCTCTTTGTCCAGCTCAGGGATAACGGTATAGCCGCCGTCAGCCTGCACCAGCGTGGAGAGAGAGCGGGTATCACCGGTCAT